GTCTGTGAAGGACCGTTTGATGCTATGAGCATAGATGGTGTAGCAGTATTAAACAATGAATGTAATGAAACACAAGCAGACATTATAGAATCGTTGGGCAGAGAAGTCATAGTAGTAGCTGATAAGGACAAGGCTGGCGCCAAGATGATCAACAATGCTATAGAATATGGGTGGTCAGTAAGTTACCCTGTATGGCTAGAAACCTGTAAAGACGTGAATGAAGCGGTGGTAAAATATGGCAAGTTGTTTGTGCTGAAAACTATCTTAGATGCCAAACAGTCGAGTAAACTCAAGATTGAACTAATGAAGAAAAAATTATATGCTTGATCAATTACAAGGATTACATATTGAACCTACTAACATGTGCACCTTAAAATGCCCACGATGTAGTCGCACTGAATTTATAGAAACATTTAAACCTAAAGATTGGGATAATCAAAATTTAAATCTTAATTTATTAAAAAATTTTTTAGATATTGATCTGTCGGGATTGCAAATACAGTTAAATGGTAATTACGGCGATCCTATTTATTATCCTGATCTATTTGACCTAATTGAATTTTTTAAATCTAACCAAAGCAGAATAATACTACACACCAATGGGAGTTATCGTCCAGTGAGTTGGTGGGAAAAACTAGCAGGCATGCTAGACAAAAATGATGTAGTAACTTTTTCAATTGATGGCACGCCGGAAAATTTTACCAATTATCGAGTCAACGCTGACTGGTCTAGTATACAACAAGGAATTGATGTATTGGTAAAAAGTCAGGCCTATATAGTATGGAAATACATTGTTTTTAGTTTCAATGAAGATCATATAGATGAAGCAAGACAACTGAGTCAACATTTAGGAATGGATGAATTTATTTTAAATAATAGTGATCGATGGAGAGAAAATGATTGGCTTCGACCCACAAAACATGTTATAATCAATGAAGAAAGTATAAAAAAGAGTGGATCATTCGACGGTAATAGAAATGAATCGTTAGTGCAATGGAAAAAGTTTAATAAACGAGATATAGATATAGATCCAACATGTAAACACACAAATAGTATGCATTTTATATCAGCGTGGGGATATTATATGCCCTGCTGTTGGGTCGGTGATCATCGATTTTACTATAAAAGTGAATTTTATAAAAACAAAGATTCATATGATATAAGTAAAACTACGATATCAAAATTATTAAATAAATTACAGAACTATTATAATACATTAGAAAAAACTAAACCTGAATATTGTACCTTTAACTGCCCTAAATTATGACAAAAGAATACTCACCAGAACTACAGAAATTGTTTTTAGAAATGATGCTACAAGACGCACAGAGTTATGTGCGTGTTCAAAACATCTATAATCCAGAAAACTTTGATCGCAGTCTACGTGAAGTAGCCAAGTTTATCAAAACTCATACTGATGATCATAAAGCCATGCCCACTGCCGAACAAGTTAAGGCTGTAACAGGTGTTGATCTTAAACCGGTACCAGACCTAACAGAAGATCATTATAGTTGGTTCATGGCAGAGTTTGAGGGCTTTACTCGCCGTAATGAACTTGAACGTGCCATACTTAAATCAGCAGACTTATTAGAAAAGGGTGATTATGATCCTGTAGAAAAACTTATCAAAGATGCGGTACAAATAAGTTTAACCAAAGACATGGGTACTGACTATTTCTTAGATCCACGTGCTAGATTATTAGCGATCAAGAGTAATAACGGGCAAGTATCAACAGGTTGGCCAACTCTTGATAAACGATTATTTGGCGGCATGAATCGCGGTGAACTTAATATCTTTGCTGGTGGATCCGGTAGTGGTAAATCTCTGTTTATGCAGAACATCGCTATCAATTGGTGTACGCAAGGACTTAACGGTGTGTTCTTAACCTTAGAACTCAGTGAAGGTCTATGTGCTATGCGTATGGATAGTATGGTAGCCAACTGTAGCACTAAAGAAGTATTTAAAGATCTCGACACAGTTGAAATGAAAGTCAAGATGGTAGGTAAGAAGTCGGGTGCCTTGCGTATCAAATATATGCCAGCACAAAGTAACGTAAATCAAATCCGTAGTTATCTTAAAGAACTACAAGTACAAACGGGATTAAGAGTAGACTTTATTATGGTAGACTATTTAGATTTGGTCATGCCTGTGAGTGCTAAAGTCAGCCCAAATGACTTGTTTGTTAAAGACAAATATGTGTCAGAAGAGTTAAGAAATCTATCCAAAGAACTTAACATCTTGATGATCACAGCTAGTCAGCTTAATCGTGGCGCAGTAGAAGAAATTGAGTTTGACCATAGCCATATCGCAGGCGGTTTAAGTAAGATCAACACAGCTGATAACGTGTTTGGTATCTTTACAAGCCGTGCCATGCGTGAGCGTGGACGCTATCAACTACAACTTATGAAAACACGTAGTAGTTCAGGCGTAGGTATGAAAGTAGATCTAGAGTTTGATTTAGAAAGTCTACGCATCACTGATCCAGGTGAAGAAGCACAAGAAAGTGGCCTACGTGGGGTTGGCGCGACTAATATCCTAAGCCAGATCAAAACTGGGTCAACTGTAGCACCTAGTGAAGAACCTAAGATACAAGCTGGTGTAGATAGTAGTAAACTTAAGAGCATGTTGGCTGGCCTTAAGAATACTTCAGAATGATATCCTATGACCAAATAAGAGAAGTTCATCTAGAAATCTCATCTCTGTGTAATGCTCGTTGTCCATTATGTCCCCGTAATTTCCGTGGGTATCCATATAATAATGGATACATTGAATCTAATTTAACATTAGATAGTGCTAAACATATTTTTACTTCTACATTTTTAAGACAATTAAATCGTATCTACATCAATGGTAATTACGGTGATGCTGTGATGAATCCCGAAACACCGGATATCGTTGAATATTTTAGATCACAGAATAACGATTTAATTATAGATATTAGCACCAATGCATCAGCTAGAGATAAATCTTTTTGGCAACGATTAGCCCAAGCAAAAGTAAATGTTTTATTTTGTTTAGATGGATTAGAAGACACACATCATCTGTATAGACAAAATACCAATTGGAAAACTATTATAAAAAATGCTAAAATTTTTATATCAGCTGGCGGAATGGCTATATGGAAAATGATACCATTTAATCATAATCGCCATCAAATTGACGAGTGTAGTCAACTATCTGAAAAAATAGGATTTATAAAGTTTGAATTAGTAGATCAAGGAAGAGATAGTGGGCCGGTGTATGATAAGTATGGTACATTAATTCATGTGATTGGCAATTATACCGGAGAACAGAATTTTGAAATATTATTCCACAAAAAGAAAACTGACATGATATTATTAGAAGATATTGTTCCTTATGTAAAAAAATATCCTAAAATAAATTGTTACACCAAACAAGCAAGATCAATTTATATCAGCTCAACTGGAGATGTATATCCCTGTTGTTTTACTGGATTTAGTCCTAAAACCTATGGTAAGGGAGAATACCACGAAGCCGTAAACGCACAACTATCACCAATGATCAAGAACAATAATGCATTAGAACTTAGTTTAGAAGAATGTATCCAATGGTTCAATCGTGTCGAAGAATCTTGGTCTAAAGATACGTTTGAAAATGGTCGATTAGTATGCTGTAATGATAACTGTGGATTTGATAAATAGTTTAAATTGGAGTAAAAACTGTGCAGAAACGCACCCGTAGCATACTTACCGAGCTTGACGAATTACTCACGCACAAGGACAAGGATAACCTCCTAGAGTCTCGAGCCAATAACATCATCAATGGTGCTATCAACCTAATCCGTTATATCCGTGAAAATTATGATGTTGAAACTGCTACTAAACTTGAAAATCGTTTAATAAACGCCATCAAAGGACAAGATCCTGCAAAATTCTCACGCGGTATCAGGAAGATCAACAATGAAGATTAATGAAATCATACAAGAAGGTGTTTGGGATAATCTAAAAACAGCCGGCCAAACGATCAAGCAAGGTGCAGGTGCTGTTGCTAATAAAGTTGGCCAAGGTGCAAGATCTGCGTATAATACAGTAGTTCAACCTGGTGCGCGACAACAAAGATTTAGTCAGGCCGCCACTCAACAATTCGAACCAAAGAAACTCCTGGGGAAAGAATATTCTCCCCAACAACAATTAAGAAGACAAAACCTAGGAACATTCGCAGGTGATGTTGCTAGAACCATAGGGCAAGCCCAAGGTGGTGTAGGTGGTGGATCGATGATGGCCAAAGCAACTCCTACGATCCCTAACAAATCCATACCAGTAGGGGCAGCATTAGAAATTCCAGAACTAGGCACATTTACCATGACAGCACAGGGTTGGCACACAGATACTAAACAACCAGTAAAAGATCTTGCCATAGTTAATAAATTAAATGCTAAGTACTATCAAGGGAACCAAGATCAAGCCGAACCTGCGCAACAAACACAGACATCACCACCAGGAAAAAGTCCTGGACCTAATTTTGTATGGAACGGCTCACTATGGGTTCCTAAATGAAATTATTTGAGATAAAAGGCCAAACTCCCAACTTCTTGCTAACAGAAAGCAAGAATACCCATCTTGAGCACGTAGAAGATCTGGTGTTCAACAATGGCTACGCTGGTGCAGAAGAAGCACTTAACTATATCGACAGCCTACGCCATATGCTGGCAGAAGGCACAGGAACCACTACTCAGCTAACCGTTAAATGGGATGGTAGTCCGGCGATCATCTGTGGCACAGATCCAGCGGACAGTAAATTCTTTGTAGGCACTAAAGCAGTGTTCAGCAAGGGTGAACCTAAGCTCTGCAAGTCAGCTAAGAATATCGAACAATGGTATGGTGATCAACCTGAGCTAGCAGAAATATTATTGTCAGCATTGAAATATCTCAGTAAATTAAACATTGGTGGGGTGGTGCAGGGTGATCTGATGTTTACTCCAGGCAAAGTCAATATAGTAAATGTCAATGATGAAGACTGTTATGTGTTCACTCCTAATACTATTACCTATGCTGTGCCGGTCGACAGCAATCTAGGTCAGCGTATCGCTGGGGCACAATTAGGTATTATATTCCACACTACATATTCAGGTGCAGACACAGTTGGTGATATGACAGCTAACTTTGGTGTTAATGTCACGGGATTTACACAGACTAAAGCAGTATGGTTTGATGATGCTACATACAAAGACTACACAGGTATCGCCAGCTTGACTCCCTCAGAAAATGCTAAAATAGAAAAATATCTAGCGGCAACTGCTAAGACCATGCAGAAGATTGGACCGCAACGCTTTGATGTGGTCCTACAAGATCGAGAGTTTGCTCGCATGGTTAAACCTTTTATCAATAAGATGATACGTGCAGGTAGCCATGCTGTAGATCCTATTGCATTCCTTAAAGATTTTATCTCTCACTACAACAGTGAAATGACCAAAGACATTGAAGATCCTACTAGCCGTAAAGCACAGAATCGTGTGGCTAAGATCAAAGAACGTGAGCAATGGATGGCTGATAATCAAAACAATCTAACTGGTGTCTTAGCTGTGTATAAACGCATAGTTGAAATGAAAGGCATGCTACTACAAAAACTACAACAGGTAGAAGGTATAGGCACATTCCAAAAAACCAACGATGGCTATAAGGTTACTAGTCCAGAAGGATTTGTGGCTATAGGACACAACGGCGGCGCAGTCAAGCTAGTAGATCGATTAGTGTTCTCTAGAACAAATTTTTCGTCGAAAGCATAAATAAAAGTATGCGCGAAAGCGTACAAACTTAGGAGAAATATAAAATGGCAACAATTACAAGAACAAACGGTGGCGCACGCCCAGCAGACGGTACCTCATTTGGTAATGCACAAATTACAGGTCGTCAGTTAACGCACTACACGATCACATCAGCAGGTTTATTTACATATGGTAATGCTACACTAATCAATTACCTAGCAACAGGTTCAGACTATGAAAAATTAGTTTTAGCTATTGAGCAAGTTGGTTCAATCGAACTATTAGGCGCTCCAGTATCAGGTAACACATTCCGTGTTGCTATTTCTGGTGCAGCTCCAAGTGCATCAACAGGCGGTGCATCATTACAAGCATATTGCAACACATACGTAAATGGTTCTGGTGTTTCAGGTGCAACAGCGGCAGCATTCGTATACTAATCTAAAACTTAGTATTCAAGTAACGCAAAACGGCACTTTTATAGTGCCGTTTTTTTATGGCTATAAATATCCATGTGGACACAGAACAATATCTCTATCAAGGTTTTACTCTAATAGATAT